TCATCAATGGAAACATCAGCGCCGTTTCCATCAATCGGCGTATCGCTCACCGTCAAGCTGGTGGCAACACTGCGCTGCAAACTCAGCTGGCACATGATGCCATCATCAATCAGCCGCGCATCGCGCACGGTATATGCCACACCGTTGACGCTGATCTCGCTGCCATACTCAAGGTCGCCAAACTGATCAGCCCTTGCCGTCAGCTGATAGTCAACGCTCAGCACCATGTCACCGGCGAGCACCTCAGTCGGCATATCAAGGATGCCCTTGCCTGTGATGCTGCCGGCAACGCAGTCAACGCCGAAATCAGCCAGATAAATATCAGGCAGATCAGAGAACGCCATCGGCCTTTGCCTTTTTCGGTGCAGCCTTAGGTTTAGCTACCTCGGCAGGCGCCTCAGTAGCGCGACCCATGCGCAGCAGCTCATTGGCCACCTTGCTCTCTAGGTCATATACCTGACCTTCCTCAAGGTGCTGCTGTTGTGCGCAGCAGGTCCGAACAATCAGAACACGCATAAATAAAAAGGGGGCCGGTTGCCCGGCCCCGCCTCCTCATCAGGTGGTGACGTCAAGGATGGCTGCGAAGCTCTCAGCGTGACGCACAGCCACGTCATAGGTGACGATGGCGCGGACGCTGGTGAGAGCCTTGCTGAAATCGTCGGAGTCTTCACCCACAACGATCTCAAGGCCGTTACCCCAGAAGCCCACCATGGCCTGAGAGAAGTCGCCCATCAGCACTGCAGAGCAGACGCCGGAGCTAGTTCCCTTGGTCAGGTTGCTGGGCACTTGGTTGGTGACATACAGCGGATAGCCGTTCACCGAGGCAGGAGTGCCGCCGCGGCCGATGGCGTTCAGCTGATCATTCACCAGATAGGCGCCGTCAGTGGTGGTGGAACCACCAGCGCGCAGCTTCTTCAGCTCAGCCAGCACCTTGGCGTTGGTGACATAGCCGATAGCGTCGCGGTTGACCGCGCCGTTATCAATCAGCACCTGCTCCTCAAGGTCCACCAGAGCGTCAACCGTGATGGCGCCGCCGTTGGTGCCCATAGCCACCGAGCCGATGCCGGAGGTGTTCAGGATGCCGGTGGGCTGGCCGGAAGAACCGGAGCCGTTGAGGATGCCGAGATCAATGCCGAGGTTAATGCCATCGGTGAGATCGCGGCGCACCAGATCCTCGATGCCAGGGGTGGCCTGCAGCAGGGTCTGACGGCTGTACTTGGACAGAGCTGCCAGATTCTTGGGCTGGAGAGTCACCTGATCGAAGGTGCTCTCACTCTGGGTGATCGCGGTGGTCTCAGTGCTCAGGTAGTAGGTGGAAGCCACACCGGAGCGACGGGGGATCGCCACATCACCGACCAGGCCGGTCATGGTGCGGATGCCCAAGTTGAGCATGACCGACTGGTTGCGCAGAGCCTCGATGAACTCATCGGCCATCAGATCGGTGGCAACCAGGTTGCCGCCGGTGGTGGCGCCAGAGGTGACGTAGGTGGCGCGCTTAGCCAGTGCCGAGAAAGGCACGAAGAAACCACGCTTGCCGGTCTGAGCGAAACCAGAAGCGCGTTGCACTTCCTGGCTGATCTCCTTCACCAGGCCAGCCTCGCGGGAGCTCCAATCACCGCTCAGAGCGGCGCGGATGCCCTCGCTGATGCTGTAGTTAGCAGCATCGCGCTGATCCATTTCGACGGGCTTAACAGCTTCGACGGGCTTAGCGCCGAGCTTGTCGAGCACCGCTGCGCGGGCTTCATCAATCGAGCGGCCGGACTCGATCATTTGACGGCCAAGATCGCCCATGTTGTGCTTGTCGCACAGGGCGGAAATACCAGCGATGCGGGAGCGCTCAGCCTCAACGGCTTCGGCCCGCACCACTGCCAGATCAGGGGTGGTGTTTTCCATTTCAGGAATGGGATCGGGGGTAGGTGCAGCCGGAGCTGCGTTGGAGTCAGTCTCTAGTGAGCGGCCAACCCCAACGGAGGGGTCAGCCGGTACTGAGACCACGGATACCTCGTAAGGCGTCCAAGCAGTAGCAACAAAGTCGCCACCACCTCGCTCCTCCATTTTGTCGATGGAGTAGCCAAAGGAGACATTTCGCAGAACGCCATCCTTCACATCGCTCAAAACTTCCTGAGCGAATGGGTTGCGGCTGAACCGCACACGCACATAGCCGCGGCGTTTTTGGCCGTCGATATAAGCGCGCTCAACCACACCGATCACGCGGTCAGGGTTGTGGTTGAACAGCAGTGGCGCCGAATCATTCAAGCGGGCGAGATCAGCAGCGCTGGCCTCATGGCTCAGGATTTCATTGCCGAAATAGCGCTGCACCGGATACTCAGAGCTGAAAGGAAACTCAAAGGTCCGATCCTCCACCTCGGCAAAGCTGGTCAGTTCTGCCCGCTGGTACTTGCCCTCAAGGTCGCGCACGTTGCGCTCCTCTCCGATTGCTTCCTCGAACTCCATTGGTTCAATCTCCCGCTCGTTTAACCATTCAAGCGCCTCCGCGGGCGTAAATAGCGCAGCATCAAACCGGATTGATTGCAGCTCAGACTCGCCTTCGCTGATTCCGTAGATAAAGTCCACACCATCGCCGCCTTCATCCTCAGCGCGGCGAAACTCCTCAAAACCAGCAGGATCCTGCAAGCGCGCCGCGTGTTCGTTTGGGTAAGGGCGCTTTTCTGTCACAGCTCTAGCGCTAATCACACCGATTCTAGGTCAGGCGCCAGATCATCCTCCGCCAGATCTTCCTCAAGATCTTCATCCTCGCCGCCGACCATCTCATCGCTGGCAGGCTCAACAGGCAGCGGCTGCGCCATGCCCTGCTGTGTCACTGCGCCCGGATCAGTATCTACAGCGATGCCAAGCTCCTCAAGTTTGTCCAGCTCTGCCCGACGCGATAGCAGCAGCTCATCTAAGTCGCCGCCCTGCTCTGCCACCACCTGCGCCAGCGTCTTGAAGCCACAACGCACCGCGTCACGGTATGCCGCAACCTCCTTTTGTGGATCCACCCAACCCCATGCACGCGGCACCCACTTCACGCGCTTGAAGCGCATCGGGTCCACCTCATACAGGGGCAGGTTGAGCGATCCGCTCATCACCGCCATTTCCAGCCACGCCTCATAGATCGGCTGGTGGAAGTTTTTCACCATGTAATCCTGCAGCATCCGCCAGTGTTCGCGGTCTTCCAGCAGGCTCAGCCGGCTGCTGCTGTAGTTGGTTTGGCTGAAATCGCGGCTCACCGTCTCATAACTGCAGCCAATACCGGCCGCCACAGCGCGCAGCATCGCCCGCGTAAACGGCTCAAATTGGCCATCCGGTGCATCCAAGCTCGGCACGCTCACCGATTCGCCGGGCTGCAGATATTTGAACGTGCCTGGCTCGAACGCTGTTACGCGCTCGCCATCCATCACCTCATCACCGATCAGCTCACCCTCAGGGCTTGTGATGAAGCCCATCAGCGCGCTAGCAGCACGCGCGCGCACTACCTCGGCCTCCTCATAGCCGCTCAAGTGGTGCATCCGCTTGATAGCGCTTGCAAACCACGTCACCCCACGCGTCTGGCCGGGGCGATCTAACAACGCAAGGTGTATCACCTCATTGGCCGGCAGCATCAGATGCCGCTTGCCCGGCATCCCGCCAAACGGTGCATCACCAGGGTGAGAGCTCAGAAACGCATACTGCACCGGGCGGCCCCATCGGTCCACCTCCACACCCATGCGCCACTCATTGCCCGCAACGGTGCTGTTGCCGTTGTAGGTCTCATCCAACTGATCAGATTCAATCAGCTGCAACGCAAACGGCACACCGCTGCCGCCAAATGGCTGGCGGATGATCCTGATGAAAATCTCGCCGCTCTCGCACATCGCACCGATGGCCATGCGCTCAATATCCGTAAAGCACAGCCGGCCAGCAACGTCGCAGTGCTGCTTATATCCCCACCGCAGCCATGCAGCTTCAATCGCGCCATTCAGCTGATCATCCAGCCGCCCGCCGCGCTGCATCATCACCTGCGCCTGCAGTTTGATGCCGCTGCCAATCACGTTATGCACCACAGCACGCTTGGCCTGCCGCGCATAGTCCGAGTCACGCACCAACTGCCGCGCACGGTTGCGCAGCCGACTGATGCTGCCGTTAATCTCCGCATCTGCGCTAGTGCCGCCCGCAATCCAGTCGCTAGTTAGGCGGCTAACCGTTGCGCCCTCATACATCCGCCGCGGCCGGCGTTGCCTGATGGGCGCAAAACCCATCGCCCGAAATAGCCGCGTGC